ATGACTCTTCCCTTAAATCAATAAAGGAAGGCCTCCCGCCCAGGGACGATAAGCACTTTGCCTATCGTCTCCTCAGCGACCCAGCCTCGACAGAGTGACAGTCGAGGTCGACAACTATAGCCGGCGGTCCACGCTTCGCGTCGACCGTCGGTTGCTTCAGTGAAGAACTGAAGATAGTTGTCTTGTCCTTCGGAAACGCTGCGTTCAGACTTAGCACGAAGCGAAAGTCCAAACACCGTTGGCCGTTGAAGATCAGTGCTCCAATCCAGTTTCCTGGCTTGGGCACCGAAAATCGACTCGTATCCGAAGGCGCCAGAATCCATAGCAACAGTCCGAATCTCTCGGACTGGTACTCGCCCTCGTAAGTAAGCCGATGTGCGCCAGTAACCTCTTCTATAGAAGTTATTGACGGTATCGACTGCACTTATAACGGATTCTGGCCTGCGCCGCTCCGGCATCTTCCGGATGTAGACAGGTGTCACGTCGTGACCCCTGAATGCATCCACACCGCATGACTCTCGAAAGTTGCCAACTTTGAAAGTCTTATCGGTGTTCACCTTAAAGGATAAGGCCTGAAGAAGATGCAAGAGCCACTCTCCTGCAATCTTTGGGATGACGATGTCATCACCAAAGACGTGGACTGATTCGCCTGCCCACTCGATCGTTTTTGTGGTCGCTTGTAGCTGATATGCAAGAAGCATACTCGCTACGGAGATACCATAAAATACGAAAGATTCGACAGGGAAGGTGCACGCGTTACCCATAGAGCTAAACTTCTTTAGCTTTATGAGTTTCGGAGACTTCTTATCTATCTTCTGAGATAGATAATGAGTTCGACTCGCATTAAGAGCATGTAGAACTGTGCTATTCGCACGGAACACACGCTCAATAAGGCGGCATGTCACACGATCACTAGCTGACGACAAGTCGACAGTCCAGTAATCGCCTGTGACAGATGCAGAACGAGCAGCACTCTGATTGACCGTTTGATCGCGTAAAGCGACCGAACGTCCGATTATTGTGTCTGCGAATCGTCGTGCGAAGAAGGCGGCAAGGTTTTGCTGACACCATTGATTTGCTGTCGGCTCCTTGGCGATGAGCCTCGGACCTTTCTGCGTCTTCGGAACGGCGATGAGCTCAGAGCTAATATCGTCACCAGAAGGTACGTTATTAGCATGAGCAGCGTCAGCCCAGCACTGATAATTGGCATAGCCAAAGTCAGCGATAGGGTAGACTCGTTCAAGTCGATCAGACCAGCTTGGGAAGTCGTACTTGCTACGACTTCCGAGAGACAGGTCTGACACAGCACCAGGTCCATGCTTGAATCTCCACTCCTTAGGTTCGTAAGGCCCGAGAAGCACGGAGAGTATGTCAAACACCGTTTGACATACGGACATCGGACCACCAGAAGGACTCTTACCAAAGAGGCCGTCTGGCTTGGCATCGTAGTTCTCCAAAGAGAGCTGCGATGACGGCGAGATGGTCGTCTGACCCCAAGTGAGGTCAGGCGGAGGTAACGAATCCTCAATCTCGACATATTCGGCCACGGCTCGCGCTGTGTCCGAACCCTTACACTGCAACTTGAGTTTCTTCGCCATCAAGTAAAGTTGACGGAGATACCGAATTGCAGCGATGTCCGGTTGTGCCTTCAGCACACCTGACTGTTCGAAAACCAGTAACAGTAGCCCCGAGAATAGTTTCGGGATAACTGTCTTCTTATTGACTCGGCTAGAGTTAGCCAGGCCAGAAGAAGTGTACTGACCTTGAGCTAAACACTTATCGAAGTGTTTGCCCAAGTCCGCGAGATCGACCGTCAAGGATCGTATCCCGCGGGTTCGAACAAGGAGAGCCAAGCGATCGTTATCACGCTTGATTCCCTTTGCCAGGCCAGGATAGTGACTCAGAATATCCGTGAGGATACTCTGAATTGCGCTAAGAAGGTAGACATCAAGGCTCTTAGACATGCTAACCTCTCAGTTAGTAGTGTCCCAGGGCCCGGCGCCATTCACTTCTTCTCGGTGGAAGTCTTAGACTTCCCAGACGAAGAGTTTGTCGAGGATCGACGATCCAAGGTAGAAGTTCGCGGATTCGCCGAGGTCGGTGACCAAGGCGATAGTATCATTCGCACGATTGCGAATAGTATACGAGATCTCACGAAACTTCTCATCGGTCGTTGGAGTTGCGAAAACGATCTGGGTGATCAGCACGTTGTGCCGTTCAACCGGATAGAGTTCTCCCAGCTTTGCGTTCTCCTTCGAGTGCCGAACTTTAACGCGAACCTCATCGGTCGCGTTGCGGTTCAGGTACTCAGCGGAGTAGGCATCCTGATTAATCTTCGAGCAGACTCGGGCGGTTCCGCCCGAGCCTCCGAGGGTGATAGTGATGGTATCGCCGAGCATTGTCTACTTCCTTTTCATGGATGCGTACGCGTCGAGCCTTTGAGTGGCAAGCGCGGCCGCAGTGGCGAGCTGCCCATTCGATAATATGGGCATGCTAGTGGAGAAAGGAGAGAAGGCATGAACTGACCTTCTCTTCTCAACGTAGAGGGACCCCGTAAGTTCTGGTTTGATCCAGAACGGGACTCCCGTTACAGTGATCACTTGCGTACCCGTGGTCTTAACCATGATGCACGCAGACCCGTTGACCGCATAGGCGATACTGTTATTAGTAGCCTTAAACCAGCTACCGATATCAGTAAACCAATCGATCATCCAAGTCCAAGGTAACGCCTCCCAAAGTGCTAGGGTGATGTTACCAGGTGTGAGACCAAGTACCGCTCGACGTGCCAATGCGATTTGCTCGGCATGCGAGGCAGGTACTGCGTCGGGACTCGACATGCGCCATACGCAGCTGCCCCATACCTTTCTAGTGGCATGGGATTTAACAGATGTGTAAAGGCCTGCCGTACCGTCGTACGTGCGGTTCGTAGAACCGCCGTCCAACGAGTCCGTCCCAAGCTGTAACGTTCTACGAAGGACACCTTTCTTGCGAAGTTTTTGGAGCTCTGCGAGACGCTTATCTACGGCGTCTTGCATAGACAATAACTTCCCAAGATCCGATAGGAGAGGCCGCCATCCGAAATTCCAGGAAAGATAGCCACTTGCTACTTTCCCGAGTATCGAACGGCCGGCCAATCTTATCAGTCCCGGCAACTCCCTTAGTTCCCAGAGAAACACTGGGAGGTTGACATTCGGTCGACCAGGGTTCGTCCCTGCGCCGACCCGAGTGGCCAACGAACTAAAGTTTAGAGCCGGGAATGACGGCGAGAAAGGCTGAAAGTTGACAGTGCGGCAATTCAGATAAGCTCGACGAGCTGATCCGGATTGACCGTTGTCACCATTAAGCGTAAAATAGCTATGACTCTTATGAGTGACGACTAGCCGGTTATCGCCTTCGCGATTCCCGACGACGTCCTCACATCTATGAGTCCCAACTATATCAGGCGGATTAACAGAGACCGTCGTGCCGCGGGTGTAAGAACCACCCCCGGCATGCAGATCTGTAATCAGCCTGTTTCTCGCTGTAGCCATGTT